GCTGTATCAGGTTGAGAAGAAGAATATTATCAAATGGATTATAGTAAATTAGTTACACCTCTAATAAAAGCTATACAAGAACAACAAGATCAGATTGATAAGTTAAGTAAAGAAATAGCAAAACTAAAGAAAAAATAATATAATTTATTTTTATAACTAACATACCTATAGAGAGTGGTAAATATATGGAAAATAATATGAATGAGCAGCAAGAAATAAAAGAAGTAACAATATTTGATGAAGTCTACAAAGTAGAAAATTTAACACATAGAGTTACTCAATCTTTTGTTGCAATACAAAGAATGGATAAAGAAGCCCAAGAAGCTAATTACCAATCAGTTAAAGCAGCAAGTGCTGTTGAATTCCAAAAACAACAACTAAAGGCAATGATTGAAGAAGATAAGATCCAATCAGAACCTAAAGTAGAAGTTGTAGAAGAAGATAAGAAATAATGGCTGCTCGTAAAACAGCTAATGATGTTCATTCTGATTTACGAGTCCATGAAAAAATGTGCGAGGAACGTTGGAAAACGATCTATAAAAAAACTGATGATTTACAAGCATCAGTGTTAAGTATGAAAACTTGGTTGTTAGCAGGTCTTACAACAATAATCGCATCATTAATAACTATAATCGTAAGAGGTCTAGTTTGAATATTACAAAAGCAGTAGCAGATGTAGCAAATAATGTTTTGGATAAGTTTGTCCAAGATAAAGATTTAAAAGAGCAACTTGCTCATAACCTAAAAGTAGAATTAATTGAACTGGACAAAGCACAAATTGAAGTTAATAAGGAAGCTGCCAAGAGCACAAATTGGTTTGTGGCAGGAGCACGCCCATCAATACTTTGGATATGTGCATTTTCTTTGGGTGTACATTATTGCATCTTGCCTATTGCAACTTGGATAGCTGTTGTAGCAGGTGTAGACTTGCAATTAGAAGCCTTAGAGTTCGACTTTTCTCAACTTACAACAATCTTATTAGCCTTACTTGGTATGAGTTCTTTGCGATCAGTAGAAAAGGTCAAGGGCGTAGCCAGATAATGACTCCAGATAAAATTAAAGAAATGCTTGTAAGGCATGAAGGTCTTGTATGCCATCTTTATAAATGTACAGCAGATAAAAATACTATAGGTGTTGGCAGAAATTTAGATGTAAATGGTATATCTGAAGATGAAGCATTATATATGTTGGATAACGATATAAAGAGGGTGCAAGAAGAACTAACTAAAAACTGGGGTTGCTGGAGAACCTTGCCAGAAAAAGCAAGAATGGTTTGTATAGATATGACTTTTAATCTTGGAATACAGGGGTTTATGAGGTTTAAAAGAACAAGGGAGCTTATGGAACTAGGAATGTTTTTAAAGGCTTCTGAAGAAGTCTTAGACAGCAAGTATGCAGTGCAACTACCCATTAGAAGTCTTTATAATTCAAGACAACTGGCACTATGCCAAATAAAACCAGCGAAGATCATCTAAACAATTCAAGACTTGGAGCTTATGCGGAGTCTTTAGTAAAAACCTTTTTGCTTGAATATTGTGATTTTGCATACGAAACACAAAGCAAACACCCAGCAGACTTAATATGTGAATTAGGATCTGCAAGATATTCAGTACAAGTTAAAGCTAGAAATATAACACCGCAAGGTAAATTTACTTTTGCTGCTGAAAATAGCAGAAAGCTATCTGAAACACATAAAAAATATAATGTAGATATTCTGGCAATGGTCTTTATGCCAAACAAACAAATCATGTTTAAGCCATTTGCAGACAGTCAAACTTACTACACTTTTAACCAAGATGTATTGTCCCCAGATATGGAGCTGCAAACATTCCAAGATACTTTGAATCAATTATCTTCAATTCCTGTACTAAATACCCTTATAAAATAATTTATAAATATCATACCAATATGTATACTTTTATATATATTTATATATACTTAGGGTATGTTAATTATAAATTTAGGAGTTAAATAACATGGATAATCAACAAAAAATATGGAATCAATTAAATGCAAATTGGTTTAAGTGGCATTATGAAAAAGACTGTTATGTTAAGCGTAAGCTGCGACAGTTAAATACTAAAAATTTAAAAATTGTATTAGAAGCTGTTAAAACAGAAGCAAATAAAAAAAGAAAAGGTTCAATATCTGAAAATGCCGCAGAAAGTGCTTTTTGGCAGCCAGTAATAAGATATGTACAAAAATTACTAGACAAACGCAATGCAAATTTTAAATTATCTAATGCTGATGTTGAGTTTTACTTTGGTGATAAGTAATGCATAAATATAAAATAAAAAACGTTGATCTCAGTTCAATGTATATAAGTGAAGCAATTTTTATTTGGTACTTGTATGCACATGCTATAGGAAAGCAGCTACCAAATACTTTAAGTAATTTTGATGCAATTGATAAAGTTTGGGATAGGGTAGGAAAAGAAATTAATCACCCAAATTGTATTGATAGTCAGTGCGAAAGATTTAAGCAATATTGCCAAAGAGCATTAGAAACTGCTGAAGAACATTATTTTAAGAGGGGGTTGTAATGGAAAATCTAATATTTTTTACACTAGGATTTATAAGTTTTAAACTTGTAAATCTAATATATATAAATGCGGTACTTTATATAGCTTTTCGCAAGAGAAGGGCTAAGTGGTGTCATAGGGCTAACTTTGAAAACAGATTAAAGTATGACAAGCGACTAGTTAGGTAGGTCTTTATTATAAATCCAAAGGTTAGATATTTGTATAAAATTATATTTTCATATATATTTGAGGGATGTTAATTAGATATGTCATGCACACTATGACAGGAGAGTAGGGGGAATGAGAAGTACATACAGTGCTATAGGTAAATTTGTTGTTTACATAAAATCAACAAAAGACGAGCAACGAGCTGATGCCTTAATTGCAAAAGCATTAAATGGGAGGGCAACTGTTATTGATAAATTTATTGAAACAAGCGTAAGAAAAAACTATAAACCTGAGTTAGATAAAGCTGTTAGAAAATGCAATAACAGATCTGCTAAGTTATTAATTCCAAATATAGGGCATTTGCCCAGAAGTCTTGCTTTTTGTAATTCAGTTATGAAACTAGAAGGTGCTGATCCTTATGTTTGTGCAATTAGACAATTAGAAGGTAAGTCTGCTGTTTACAAATACCATGCAATGCAAATGTTTTTACAATGTGTAGATCAGATTGAGATTAATAAGAAGGTTGCAAAGAAAGCTATACATAAAAAAATGAAAGAATTTATTGATCCTGCTACAAATGAATTATGGAAAGCTGGCAATCCTGTTAATTTAGATGTAGCTACTATTAATGCAACAAAAGTTAGGCAAGAGCAAGCAGATCAATATTGTAAAGAAATCATGCCAGTAATAAGAGAGATTCAAAGATATGGCAAGGTAACGCTGCAAGGCATAGCAAACGCACTTATGGCTAGGAATATAAAGACCAGACGTGGCAAAGATGAATGGACACCAATGGGTGTAAGTAATTTATTAAAGAAAGCAGGGGAATTAGGAGTATAAGTATGGATCTAAAATTTACAGACTTAGTAAAGCATATAGCAGAATTAGATGTAGCAACTGCTAAAGCATACACAATGGTTGAAGCACAAACAGGTATTAAAATTGATGGTCTTACTGATTTTATTTTAAAGTTTATTTTTACAGAACATCTTAATAAAAGAGATGTAACAATAACAATATTATCAAATACATTAATGATTAATGAAAATACAGTGCGTGCAAAATTAAAAATTATGATAGCTTACAATCTCATAGAAGTTTGTGAGTGCGGTAATGATAAAAGGCTAAAGAATTTAGTTCCTACAGAATTATTAAATAAGATTATGTTTTTACTTGTAGCTTGTAAATTAAAGACTGCCACTGATATATCACCTGTTTTTAAAGTAATGTTTAGTAATAAACTTGATGTATTTTACAAAGAATATGATTTGGGTGAGTCTGTATCGTTTAAAAAAGATATAAAGTTTATCAACTTTAATAAATTTTTTAACACTCAAAAAGATAAATACCCTCAAAAAATTAGGCTAAAAAGTTAAGGGTAATATGTATAAAAAATACTTGTATTTTAAAAAATAATTTTATATATTTTAAAAAGTAAGATTGGAGATAGAGAATTATGAGTTATAAAGATAGAGTAAAAAGGCTAACGATTCCTTTGGAATGTAGCAAGAATATTAAAGATGCAAAAGAAACTTTGCAGGAATTAGTAGATACTTTAGCAAAGATTCATAGATCCCCAAATTCTGAAAGGAATAAATTGCACATGGCACAGTGGGAAGTTATGCATTTTAATACTGAATTAAAAAGCAAAGCCAACGACAAACCTTATAGTTCTTACTACAAGGGAGCAACATGAGCAGTCAAAAAATACAATGTAAACCTATGATACTTATAAACGATAGTAATAATATGTGTCGAACAGCAGTCAAATACAAACAGCGTAGCAGTGGGACAAAACAGCTAGAGCTTAATTTTTTGGGTGATATAACTTCGCATAATATATATAATAGTGAATTAGGTAAAACATCTAAAAGGTTACATAAAGCTAACCAACCTAAAAGA